CTGCACCTTGATCACCATATCCAGCATATCTTGCCCCTTTACCACCAGTGGACTTTTTCTCATAACCAGGAGTTCCAGGACCATCGCCACGGATTGCAATATTGAAAAGATTTGCTTTATCTTTATACTTTCCACCACCTTTTCTATACTGCTGATTATGATATTTGTCAATCATTCTATCTTTACGAGGGCTAGACATCATTGCTTCAAGAATTGAATCAACATCTTCAGAGTCAAATTCATTTGCCATAATCCACTCTGCTTCTTCCAGAGTTTCTACATAACCTTCAGAATAAAGAAAATCTAAAACAACATCAAAAACTTCAACTTCTTCACCCATTACTTTCTTTGCTTTCATTGCAAGTTTATCAACTTTTTGTCCCTTAGGAAGTCTGCGAACTTCTGCATCAGGAGTAGATTGCTTAGAGGAAGAAGTTGTTCCAGAAGATCTTTTTCTTTCTGCTGCAGATAACGCACGAATATCTGCCAATGCTTGTTGTCCAGCATCTCTCAATGCTCTTTCTCTCTTTTGCTTTGCTCTATCTGAATCAGTCATTGTTCTTGCCATTCTTTCCGAAGCAGGTCTTAATTTTCTTGCTTCTTCAAGATTCATGTATGCTTCTGCCATTTCATCCCAAGTATATTCAGAAAGATCATATCCCTCATCAAGAAGATCTTCTACCCAAATTTCAAAATCTTCTCCCATTCTTTTTGCAACTTTAGAAGCACCAGAAGCAACTTTCTCTGCTGCCTTTCTAATTGCTCCTTTGATTCCACTCTTAACTGAAGATCCTGCAGAAGATGCTGCCCTACCTGCTCTTGCTGCAACATTTTTAATGCCTTGCTTTGCTCTTCTTGCAGTATCAGATGCGGATTGAGCAACCTCTCTTCCTTTACCATATGCAGCAACTTGTGCTCTAGATGCAATATCACCAGCAACTTTTTTTCTCAGTGCTCTTCTCTTTTCTGGATCCTTAGATCTTGCTGCCATTCCTGCAGCTGGATGAAGTTTTCTATCAGTTGCATATTTTGCAACTTTCTTATCTACTGCCTGGAATTTTGCTTCTCTTCCTGCTTCTTTTGCTTTAGAAATACCAGACTTAACAGCAGATTTTACTTTATCAATCCCACCTTTAATTGCACCCTTAACTCTTGCAATTCTTTCTGCTCTTTTATCTGCTCTTTCTTTTGCTGATGCTCTACTTCTTGCTTCTTTTGCTGCCTTTTCAGAAGCAGCTGCCTGTTCTTTTCTTCTTGCTGCACGAGCTGCCATATCAACTCTTGCCTCAGAAAGAACTTCTCCAATAAGATTTATTTTAAGAATATCTTCGACATCTTCAAAATCATATCCCTCACCAAGAAGATCGTAGATAACCTCTTCTACAACTTCTTCAAGTTCTTCATCATAAAGATCATCAACATACTCATACTCTTCATAAAGATCTTCACGAAGATCTTCATCATATACTGCAGTATATGCTTCGACTAAACCCAAAAGTTCTTTAGAATCCATTAGAAATACTTTTTATTCTTCTATGGATATTTATAAAAAAATACCCCTAAAGGGTATTAATTTCAGAGATCTCCCTCCTTTCTATTTTCAGAACGCCATACATCAAACGTTCCATCTGGATATCGAGCACTCAGTTTCTCATAGTTCATCTGAAGAATTTCTTCAATATTAGTATCAAGTGCCATACATGCTTGTGCAACATACCACATAATATCTCCAAGTTCACGCTTTAAATGAAAAGCATTCTCTTCGTTATATGGTTTACCTTGAAGAAACATTTTCTTTACAACTTCGGTAAACTCACCCGCTTCTGCACTGATACCAAATGCAGCAGTCATCAAACGAGGAACATCAGCATCTGCTTCTACATCAAGTTCAGTCAAACGAGAAAGAAGTTGTGCAAGATCAGAACTTGCTGGACTGGTAGTTTGACGAACAAACTCAATATACTTGTTAGTATCAATTTCTTTAGTCATGAAAATCTACAATAAAAGGTTCTAGTTCGGTTTCAGGAAGAGATTGCTGTAAAGGCAATTCTTGTCCTGAGATTTGAATACTGGGCAATTCAAGTTTTGATAATTTTACATCCACAGTTTGATTCCAGTCAAGTCGGTTAGTTTTATAAGTTCCGTGCCTAACATCTGCTAACCATTTGGCCGCTTCTTCTGTTCCACAATCAGCAACCTTATTGCCTTGATTATCAAACACTGTGTAATAAATCAAAACTTAAAGCCCTCAAATGTTTTCTTTGGTTTTGGTTCTTCATAAGTATACTCCTCTTCTTTACCGCTGTCAACAATATCGTCTTGTGCAGATTGCTCACAGTCATAAAGTCTCATCTTTGCACGATCAATACCAACAACAAATCTTTTATATACTGTTGGATCATTGTATCTATTCTTCAACTGCTTCACCATAATTTGTCCCAATCCCTCCAACTCTTCAGTGCTAATAAGGGCAAACATAAGATCAGCAGTAGCAGGCAAACCAAAGGATTCAGAAGTATCAGTAAGTTCAACATCAGAACTGCCATAACCACTACGAGTGGTTTGAGTAGCAGAAACGATGGGGACATTGAACTCCACCGCCAATCCCCGAAGTTCTTCAGCAATAGCTTTGATATATGAATAAGAATTAACAGAAAGATTTCCCCTATATCGAGAGGAAGCACAAATATTAAGGTAATCAATGAAAATAATATCAGGTCTAAATGACTTCTTAAGTGCAAGTTCATTAAGAAGTGATTTAAAATGTCCAGCATGTGCAGAAGCAGTTGGATACTCCTTAATTATAAAAGTTCCTTGTGTTTTTTTAGAGATACTTGTGACTTTATTTTCAAACATTGACTTTGGAAGTTCAGTCAATTGTTGAATAGGAATATTCAACAGGTTTGCGTCAATTCTCTCAGCAATCTTCTCCTCTGCCATCTCCATTGTAATGTAGAGAACGTTCCTACCCTGTAGAAGAACTGATGCTGCTACGTGGCACATAAACAAACTTTTCCCAACTCCAGTTCCAGCTAAGGCAATATTGAGAGTCTTATTAGGTAAACCACCTTTTGTAATTTTGTTAAAGTATTCCAAATCAAATTCAACTCGTTCCTCCTTTTTGTGATACAACTCATAACGTTGCTCATAATCAGACAAATAATCGTGTCCAATGTGTGTGTCAAAACTCACAGAAAGAGCATCTGACAAAATTGTTGGAATACTATCACGATTCTTTTTTTCATCCTTTCCATCTGCAATATGAATTGACTCCATAAGTGCAAGATAGATTGCCCGATCACGACACCACTTTTCTGTCGTATTAACTAACCACTCAAATTCTACAGCAACATCATTCAAAGTATTAATAAATTCAACAATCTCTTTAAATGAAGAATCATTAATATCTTGTCTCTTTTCAACTTCAATGCAGAGAATTTCTTTCGTAACAGGTTTATTATATTCTTGAATAAATTTTAAAGTCTCATCAAACACTACTTTTTGATTGATGTCTTCAAAATATTCAGGTTTAATAAATGGAATAACTTTACGAAGATAATCTTCATTATGAAGAAGGTTTCTAAGAATTAAAACCTCAACCCTTTCCATAACTAAACTCTTTGCTTGCAATTTCGTCCAAAGCTTGCATTACTTCTGGCGTAAAATATTCTTCAGGATTTGCAAGAATTTGTTTTGCATATATTTTCTTTCCATCCATTTCATAACGTCCCGCCATATTTTTCCAAAGTCCACCGATTTCTCCAAGTTCCAAGAGACCATAGTATCTGTCCAATCCTCTCTCATCATAATACAAACGGATCTCTACTTCTTTGTTTTCTTTACTTAAACGCGACTTAGCAGTCTTAGCTTTGATAATGTTTCCAACAACTTCCGTTCCATCTTTTTCTTTTTTCTTGCTGAGATATACGATAGTAGAACTGGCATACTTAAGACCAGAGCCACCGCCCATCTCTTTTGTAGGAACGTAAGAACCGATAACATCATAGGTGTGATTTGTAACGATCATTGGAATTTTTGCTTGTCCCAATTTGAGAGTAAGCATCCTGAAAGCACCTTTAACAAGTTGAGATTTTGTCATATCACGAACTTGTTTGTCATCCAGGGCGTCTTTAATCTCCTTTTCGGTAGAAAGCATCCCCAATGAATCTAGCACAAACATACAAGGTTTGCGCTCTTCTACAGGTTTCTTTAAATATATATCTACTGCTTTCAATGCTTTACTACGAAATTCCTCAATTGTAACAACATTGACAACAACTGTCCTGGAAGTATCAACTCCACGACTTTCTAAAAGAGACTTAGTGATAGCTGCCTCAGTATCAAAATAGAGACAATAACCATCAGGATTGGAATTGAGAAAATTCTTAACAACGGCGAGACTGAAGAAAGTCTTTCCAGTAGAAGACTCTCCAGCAATAGCAGTAATCTTATTTCCAGATACACCACCAAATACACTACCCGAAACCAATGCATTAAAAATGTATGATCCCGTATCAACATATGTTTCGGTTTCATCAATTTCTGATGCAAGTTGTGTATAATCGTCTCCGATTTCTTTTACAATATCTTTAAGAAAATCCATTATCCAAAAAATAATTCAAGGTTTACAGTTTTTTCCACATTCCACTCAATTGCATCAAGAATAGATTTGAGTGGTTCTAGAAATGCCTTTTCAAATTGTAAGTCATAATCTATATACTTGTCAATACCAAGTTCCTTTGGAAAATCTGAAATAAATGAGATCACATTTTCATGTAAAGTATTTGGTTTTTTCAAGTAACAGAACTTAATTTTTTCTCCATTCTGAATGAGAGAATATTTATTTGTTAACTTATTCTCTTTTATATAATGATTAAAGAGAAGTGCTCCACGAATATGAATCGGCGTTCCCTTTGAATAAATGTTTGATGAAGAAAAATACTTCTGAACATCTGAAGCAGAACGAGGAAAAGAAATTTGCTCTGGTGGAAGTTTTTTAAACTCTCTACGACTTTTGTCAATGAAACTGATTACATCCTCTTCAGTTCCACTCATCATCAATTTAAGTGCATCTTTAATCATTTTACGACAAGGTGCAGGTGTGGAAGACTTGACTGCCTCAATACCCATCATTTTAAGTTTAGGTTCTTCATAGCGAACACCTTCACTATCCCATACATTGAGAATATATCTCTTCTTGGCAGTCCAGATTCCACGATCAGCAATGTTCTCACGTTTCATCTGCATCTTCTGGTCATATGCATTTACATAGTTGGCCAATTCTTGGTAAGAACTTTCAATATACTTTTCAAGTTCCACTTCACAGATCTTATTAAGGAAGTTAACAACGCCTTCAGTAGTTTTCTCTCTTCCTTTGTATATCTTGTCAACAAGAGGGCCCAGATGAAGATAAATGGAATCAGTATCAGAAGCAATGACATAATCTACATCATCAGTTTTAAGTAATTTATTTAGATATTGATTCATTTTATTTTCAATCCAACGAATTGAAACTTGTCCAGACAGAGTAATTGCCTCTGCATTTTCTAATTTATAATACCTGAAATATTGATTACCAATAGCACCATAAGCAGAATTAAGAGAAATCTTTTTCGCCATTTGAATGTTGTTGCATCTAGCAATTTCCTTTTCAAGTTCTTTAGTAGGAGTCTTCTCATACTGTTGCTTTGCCGCAAGCATTTTCTTTTTGAAGATGACACGATCACCATACATTTTATCCATCAATTCAGGAAGAAATCCACGAACATCTTTACGAAACATTGCTCCATTAGCACAAACTGCATAATCTTTATACATCTCAAAATTTATTTCTTTATTGAGTATTTTATTAACAGATACTGTTGGATGCTTTTCTTCAAGCAAAGTTTCAGGGCTTATGTTGTACTGCATAATCAAATGAGGATATAGAGAATTTAAGTCAAAACTTACAACATAATCATACTTACCAGGAATTGGTTCCTTAACATATGCACCAGCATACTTTTCACTCTTAGATTGTTTATTTTTAGGTGGAATTACAATGTGTCGTTTTTTAAGATAATTGAAAATAATATTATCCCACATACGAACTTGATAAAACACATCACCATAATTAACTTTGGCGTCATAAGCCATAGTCAATGCAAGTTCGATAAGTTTCATCTTATCCTCAAGTCGATCCACAAGTTCTACGTCAACAATGTTATATTCGATGAACTTTTGCCAACCTTGAGTATAAAATTCTTTAAATGTATCAAACTCACTGTGATCCAACTTTTTTTGTCCGAGTTCTACTTCAGCAATATAATCCAATCGATAGGATTCTTGCGCTTTATAAGTGAACTTTTTATATAAATCGAGATAATCAAGTTGAGTTACACCACCAACATCAAAAGTAGTGTGCTTTCTTCCCTGAATAAAGGTTTCTCCTTCACTCACTAATCCCCAAGGAGAAAATCTTTTCATCAATTTCTCACCAAGAACACGATTTAATCTTTTGCAGATATATGGAATATCGTACAGTTGAATGTTCCATCCAGTAACAACATCAGGAACATCAACCATCCAGTAGTTAATAAAGTGATTTAGAAGTTCATATTCTGACGGACAATGATGGTATGTTACATTCTTTTGCTTATTATTAAATGGTTTGACTCCCCAAGTAACAATTTCCTTAGTAGAATAGTTTTGTATTGTAATCGCAAGAATTTCTTCTGAACATGATTCCACATCAGGGAATCCTTGCTCAGATGCAACCTCAATATCAATAGTTACCAGTTTGATTTGCTTAATATCAAACTTGATTTCATCTTCTGGATATTTGTCGGAAATATATTGATAGATATATCGATCATTTCCAAAAACTTCAAATCCATCAATACCATCGTACTTTTTATAAAATTCACGACAGTCTCTAACTGTTCCTGGATTTATTTTTTCTACAGGTTCTCCACTTAATGTTCGGAACTTGGTATCCTTTTTGGTTTTTACAAATAATGTCGGAAAGAACTCATCCCTTGTTTCAAATCTTTTTCCATCTTCAACTCCACGAACCAAAAATTGGTTTCCAATCATCTGAACATTTGTGTAGAATCTCATTCTTTAATTAAATCCTGGTATTTTTCCAATAGTGTAGGTGTTGGATCTGCAAGTGTCAAAATCTTATCAGAATTCATCATAAAAGTATCTTGTTTTGTATATTCACAAAGAAAAGGTTCCATAGTTTTGTCGCTTTTGACAACAAATGGATTTACCAATTTGCAATCAGGTTCTCCAATATCTGCACCAACTTCTTCAATTTGACTGATCAATATTAGATTGTTCAGTAGTGTCAATATCTTGATTGTTTTTTCCATAGTTAACAATTTTTTCTAAATACATATCTTTTAGGTTAGTGACTGGTTCCACCATTGTTATAACCCAGTCAGTGGAAATAGGAATTCTCTCATCTTTACATAGAGGAATCCAAGGTATAATAGCAACTTTAAACCCAGATTGCTTAAATTCTTGTTCCGATTGATTTTCAAGAATTGGTTTACTCTTCATTTTTACAACACAAGGTTTATCGAGAAAATATCCAACTACTCTTTGGTTTTCTTCTTCCCCGATTACCATTTCACTAACATCAGTGATAATGTCTTCACCAGATTTCAAAAGCAATAATTTAACAGTCATAGCACACATCAACCTTTACATATTATAGCAATAAAAAAAGGAGGAGTCAACCTGGATTTTGCCAGGTGCTCCTCGCGGCGACGATATTCAATATTATTTAGAGATAATCCTTTCTCTTATGATGTTCCGGAACAATCTTTCCAAGAGTAATAGTCAAAAGCCCATCCTCAAAATCAACTGATCTAACTTCCGTTTCATCAGAGAGTGTCCACGATCTAGTAAAACTCCGTTGAGCCAAACCTTTGTGCAGGTAGTTGGTTTCCGTCTCTTTGTCTTCCTTTTGCCCTTCAACAAAGAGTTTACCATCTTGAGTGTAGACATAAACTTCTTTCTTTTTAAATCCTGCTAAAGCAAGTTCTAAACGTGACTCTACATTACTCACATGAACTAGATTATATGGTGGATAATTTGTCGTTGTTTCATGAAGAGTAAACATACGATCAAAGTAATCATCCATTCCAATACTATTACGAGTGATTCTATCGAATAGATCGGAAAGATTTGCAGCACGATATTTCGCAATATTTTGCGAAGCAGGTAGATTAGACATTTTTACTTCTCCTTTATAAGCGAGATTTGATTGTGTGGACCCTTTCGGCATCCAATACTAATTATACAGGATACGAAAAAAAGAAGAACGGTAAAAACCGAACTTCTTTTTAGTATATTCCGAATCAAAAATCAATCTTCTTGAGTTTTTCCTTTTTTGCCAATATTATATTTTGGTTCAAGAATCCAATCATTTTTATCCTTATAAGCAAGGACTTTAATCTGATTCAATGGCGCAATATCCATCACAGATTCCTCATTAACAATCGCAATCAATCCCCAATCAGCAAGAAGTCTTGCAATACGGTTACGACGCTGTACATCATTAATCGTCAAATTAGCATGTTTGCCGTCAAGTGCAAACAGTTCCTTAAAGTGAACGATATAGTATCTACCCTGCTTATGCAAAATATGGCAAGATTGATAAAGCTTTTTCTCCTTTCTTGATGCAACTCCAATACGAGTTAAAGTCTCACGGACTTTAAGGAAGTCATCAGGTTCATTAAGAATCACCTCTACCATTTGGTCTTGAGACCATTGTACTGTAGGTTCTACCGCAGTAGTCATTTTGTTCCTCCAATGTCAAGTCGTTGTTTAATAAAATTAATCTGTTCTTTTGTCAGGATTTTCAGAGCTTGAGATGCTTTTTCATTACTATATCCATAGTATTGTTTTATACATTCTAAGTCTGTGACTTTATCCTTTCGGAGCCAGGGAGAAAATCTCTTCTTTTTCCTCAAACTATTTAGAAAAAAAGAATATTGCATATCTTTATCTAAGAAATGATACTTGTTCATTTCATTAGCAAACATAACACAATCAAGATGCCCAGATAAACAACGATTAATAATAAAAGGAGGATATTCTTTAATATTTTCAGATAAATCTTCTTTAGTAAAATTGATTGAATTCAACCAGTCTTTTAGTTCCATGATTTATCTTATGATTTGTATATCAGATGTTTCTGTCCAGAGTTCTACTTTAGTTCTAAATCTTTTTTCAGATTTAAGTTTATTGTATCTTTTAGATGCCTTCTTTTTCCACCATGAAATAATGTAATCCAATTCATGTTTATGATAGTTTTGTCCTGGTTTTAATTCAGTTTCTTCACCTTTGAGGATTTCTTTGACATTGGAAAATCCATAATCAGAAATATAAAACCTTTTTTGCTCAGTAATAGAAAAAGCCTTATCAATCGCATTATTAAATTTTTCTAATTTTTCTTTATCAGTCAAAGAATTTCTGATGATAGAAATCATTCTATTTTGCCTTTTAAGTTTTTTAGATGATGCAGAATTATCAGTCAAAGGATTTCCATTATTTGCATTCATAAAATCCTTATGGAGTTTATTAAATTGCTTATCATGTAAAAGTGGTATAAACTTACTCTCTGTCAATCCAATAAATTTAATAAATGGTTTTAATCCATCATACATAGAACAACTTGTTGTTGATCCATAGAGTGATGTTGTTTCAAATAGACAAATATTTTTTTTAAAAACATCGTTTATTTTTTTACGAGCAAAATGAGATGTACAAATTAATGCAAGAAGTTTTCCTCCAAGATAATTGTATCCGAATGGTTGAGATGGGACAATAACAAATCCCATAACTGCATGTTGATTAAAAATTTTTAAATCTGGATTTTGCCCAATCCAAAGATTTCTTGGTTTTGAATTGATAATTGGAGATCCAAACCTAATAAATCCTACAATTTTTTTAGTATTTTTTTCAACAACTAACCACTTTAACTCTCTTCCAGGAATATTCTGCTCATTATTCAACGATGATACAGCCCACAATAAACTTTTGTAATGTTCTTGAGATATGCCCCCATGCCCAACATTAATAATTTCAAATTCCATATCAAGAGGGTCCATATCTTCATTAAAAAATTCATCCTCCAAAGAAAAAATACTATTAAGTTCACTAACAGATTCCCTTTTTACATACTTTAAATAATCTTCAATACCATTTAATTGCGAAAAATATTCTATAAACACATCAGCAGATGTATTTACAACTTTTTCATCAAAAATATTATTATTGCTTTCAGTATTTGATTTTATGAAACTCATTTAAAATTACACTCCACCATCAATTCTGTCAAACAAGCAAGAAGATTTATTTCTTGATCTGCAACGAAGGCAATCTGATACTGATACTTAGCAATAATAAGCACAGCAGCAGGAATACTATTGTTTTCAAGGACATCATAAAGAGCATCGTAAATACGACGGAGAAGTACCCCACTATCATTATCAAGATTATTAACCACCCACTTGCGAACTTCTGGAAAGTTTTTTTCTTTGAGGTTTTTAATGAGATCGTTAACTTTTACATCACTAAATGTTGCTAGAATACCGGAGTCAATTTTACCTCCAGTAGAGTATCGTTGAAGAGTATTGAGAAGTTGCCTTGTATCTGGAAAATAGTTTTTAATGAGTTCTGCTACAACTTTTTTATCGTACTCAACTTTTTCCTCATCAAGAATATGAGACATTCTATTAAAAATAGAAACCATCAACTGGGATTTTTCATTCTTTGGAATGGGGGTGTATTTAAGAACAACACACCTTGATTGAATTGGTTCAATAATCTTGTTTAGATTATTACAAGTAAAAATAAAACAAACATTATTGTGAAGTTGTTCAATTACACCACGAAGACAGAGCATCACATCATTAGTTGTTCCATCAAACTCGTCAAAAAATACCACTTTTTTCTTATCATTAAACATAGAAACAGTTGTTCCAAAGTTAATGACTTGATTGCGAATAGTATCCAAATACCTCCCTTCAGATGAACCATTCAAAAACAAAACATCCTGTTTAGTAATCGTACAGAGAGTTTTGATTGTTTGAGTTTTTCCACATCCTTGAGAACCTTGAAGGATAAGATTTTGATTTAGTTGTCCTTCATTTACTACATTAGTAAAAAACTCTTTTACGCTTTTAGTAAGAATCAAATCTTCAACAGATTCTGGTGCCCATTTTTCAACCCAGAGAAATGATTTGTTATCAGTCAGTTCCATATCAAAAAATAAAAATCAAATGTAGTAATAATTTGAGAACGATTTACTTCTCATTCTCCAACTTGCCGTATCCCTATGGATACCAAGTATTTTAGCACATTCTTTCACAGATTCATAAATTACACCATCAACACAACATTTTTTATACATACCCCTTGAAAGATTTTTTTTATGTTCCTCAGTAAAAGGAATTCCCTTTCTTGGGTGAGAATTTTTAGACCAATATTCTCTTTGAGATTTACGCATTTTGTCGATAGAATCTTTAGTGTGTTTAGTACCCCATAGAGAATTTAATGAAGGTTTTAACCACTCACAATATTGCTGTTCTACTGATTTAATTTCTTCATCTTCGTGAATCCACTTAACTACTTCAATAGTAAAATTATGATACCCATACTTTAAAAAATTTTCATAAAGTTTAGGGCAATCCATTTTATTAGAAGCACACATAGTTATATGTTTAGCAAATCTAAGCATATAATTTTTTTCAGTAGAACCTATGTAATTTTCACCTGTTATTTTGTTTCGTATTTGATAGACACAATGATGTGACAAAGATGTTCATCCGTTAAAAGTTGAATCAGGCTCCATAGCAATATAATAAGTCAGATCGTGATTCTTAGAGGTAAATCGTGACAAAAGTTTTTGTGATACAACTACTTCATATGTACCTGGAAGAATCTTGATATTTTCTACCTTAAAGTTGAAAACAAATTCAGAGTTTGTCTCACCAACAACGATAGAGAAGTCATTAGATGTTTCGTTCTTTTTATCACGAACAACCAGTTTTACAACACCTGATTCACCAACGGCAGAAATATCTGGAAGTTGATAAACTGCTGCTGCTTTCAGAAGTCGATCAAGTTGTTCCGTGCTAAGTTCAAAACAAACATCTTCAGTAGGAAGATTGATTTCTTTTTCTGGAGGAACAATAATTACATTTGAATCCGCAAAGAAGTACTTGGACTTCATCTTGCCATCACGGATAATTACATATTTTTCATTTTCAAAGTCAAGTTCTGGATTTCTATGCAAACCCAAACCATTTAGAAATTGATTAAGATCATAGATACCAAAGTCTTTTGGAAATTCTTCGGTGATTGTTGCTTCAGCAAGAATATTTTTCATCACACTAATTGTGCGAAGTTTATTTCCTTGCTTAAACAGAATGGACTGATTGATAGAAGAAAAGTTCTTCAGGACAGAAAGAGTTTTATCAGAAAGTTTCATAAGGTTGCGTATTTTCATTACAAAGGCCGGCGAAGTGATAGAGAAGAATACAATAATGGATTGCTTTTAGAATGTCCATTTTTGATTTACCATTCTTCTTACCAAAACGAGAAAGATATTTGATTGCATTGGAGCGACAGAAAGGTTCTGCATCACCAATACTTTCAATCAAATCTAGTGTTTGAGTTTTAGATTCTTGAGAAGTATAATGAGACTTATAAGTACTTCCAAGATATTCCCTAATTTCCTTTAGGATCTTATCTTCATTATACTTCCAAAATCCATTTGCATTATTGATATTCAAAGAGATATGATCTTCTCCCATTCCACCAGGAAGTCTGGAATTAACAATTTCTTTTGAGATATTGAGAGTCCCATCAGCATTTTCGCTCATAGTAAATTGAATTCCATCTTCTGGAAAATATCCACCATAAAGATCTTCAAAGTTTTCAGACATAGTTTTTCATATTAAAAGAATAAAGGAAGAAAGAGGCACAATTACCTCATAGTATTATATCAGTTTTGAGTCTGTTCGTCAACAGGCATTTGGAAATCTGCATCAACTTTATCATACAGTTCCAGAAATGCTTGCTTGGTTTCATCATCAAAACGGTTCACACAAACTTGAATTGCCTTTGCTTTATCCTGGAAGATAGAGTAAGCACGAATAATGTGAACCAAGCGACGAGTGCTGATGATTTCCTCAATACCACCATCATAAAAAGTCTTACGGATGATATCGCCCCAATCAACAAGACGCTTACAGAACTCACGATCTTCCACGCCAAGATCCAAAGCAACACCTTCCAGAATCCTCTGCTCTGTCGCAGGAGAAGGATAAGACTGCTCAAAGGTTACAGGAAATCGTTCCAGAAATGCTTCATTGAGAACATTGGTGCCGATGAATCGTCCATCATCTGAACCTTTACCTTTAGTATTTGCAGTGGCAAGTACATTAAATCCTTGTTTAGGTGTGATGTGCTTACCAATCTTCTTCAGGAAGACTCCCTTTCCTTCCAGGATTGACTGAAGACAAAGAATCTTGTTGGAAGCCAAGTCAATCTCGTCAAGCAATAGAATCGCACCGCGCTCCAAGGCTTCGATGACTGGGCCATTGTGCCAAACGGTTTCACCATTAACAAGACGGAATCCGCCAATGAGATCATCTTCATCAGTCTCAATCGTAATGTTTACACG